CACTTGATATAACTTCAGCAGAAAAGTTTATTACTGCACTGGCAGGGATAGAGATCGATGTCTCTGATGCTGCTGTTACAATACCTTTTGCATTTACTGTTACGTTTGCTACTTTATTAGCTGATCCATATGCTCCTGCAGTTACACCTGATGTAGGTATAGTTACAGCACCTGCTATTACAGATAATCCTCCTGAAGCAGGGAATTTAGCAATACCAGTAACTGATGTAGATGCTATTCCTATATTACTCTGAATTGTTGTCCATTGTACTAACGATGTTGCGTTATCAATTTCAGCTATGATTAAATCACCTGCTTCAACAACTTCACCAAAGAATGTACCTGCAATATCAATTGCAAATGTCCAACCTTTTGATACTGCAATAGGTGTACCCCTACTATCTAATACCGGTGTATTTGTTGCGGCATTATACCCACCTTGGTAGATTAATGCTCCCGATCCTACGATAGACGAATCTACATAGTTCTTAGTTGCTGCATCTTGAGCAGCTGCGGGATCAGCAACGTTAGTTAATTTATTGTTGTTAATATTTACATCTCCTTGAGCTACACCTAAAACGTTTAAAGGGATATCCGAGATAGCCGCTTTTCTAACAGCGTTAGATAAGTTAGAGTCACCCAATAAGATTAAATCAGCTCCTTCTGCATTACCAGACATGCTAGATGCATCTCCAATAACTCCTGATGCTGTGTAATCAATAGATACTGTTGGATTAACTGTAGATGTTCCTGTAATAACTATACCAGAACCTCCTAGAACGTTACTAACAGTTCCTGAACCATTAGACGACGCTGAGGTAATTCTACCTTGAGCATCTACTGTAATATCTGCACTTGTATAAGTACCTGGTGTAACTGATGTATCATTTAATGATGCATTTACAATAGGAACTGTTGAAGTACCTGTTATAGTAGTTGTCACAGTTGAACCTGCTGAACCATCTAAAGATATTACTGTACCTAGACCATCTAATGTGATCCACTCCGATCCATTCCAGTATCTAATTGCTTTTACACTTGCAGTACTGTCATATATGATCTGTCCTTCACCTAGTGGCGTTGCCGGAGGTCCTGGGCGATTTTGTATTAATACATTCTGGATCTCTAATCCAGTAAGGTTTATTGCACTTAAAAATTTAATTGCCATAGGGATAGTTGTTTATTTATATTTATATTAGTTTAAAAACGCTTGTCCTGAGAATGAACTCGAGAATGTTATAGTTAACGAATTTAGATCCGTATACTCAACAGTTCCTTGCACTTGCTCACTAGATGAATCAACTGTAGAAACTGATGGGAATTTATTAAGATTATGTACAATAACCCATTCCGAACTAGGTGCTGACTGTGTAAATGTAAATGATAAATCTCCTGTTCTTTGTAGGTACTCCTCTGAGCCTCCCACCGCAGGTAAAATAAAGCTCCCTTTTAATCTAGTAACTTTTATATGTCCTCCCCAGTAACGATCGGTAGCTCCCGCTACACCACCAGAACTGATTAGTAATGTGGAAATATATTTATTAGCGGGTAAATAACCTACCCAAGAAACTTTCTTGCTTTCCCCTGAAAACACATCAGTACTACCAAATATCTCCCATGCTGCTGGAGCTGAGTTTCTTTCTACTGTTTCGTGCCCTTCCCATGTATCTTCCTCTCGGTACGTAGCAGTCGGAAGTAAATCAGTTGTTGAAGGCGCTATGTCAGAGTGAACCATCTGAAGAACCCAATTATTAGGGTTGGTAAGTATAAATTCTTTTGATTGTATAATAGGTGATATCTCTACTTCATAGTATCCGTCTATTGTTGGGTAAAATGCTAGCCCATCCTCAGATATCTTGATACCCATACTTTCGTCACCAAAACCAGCAGAACCTACAGCGGCACTGTGGGCCACATATGTTCCAACCACAGTGGTGTGTGATGATATTGAGTTCTTCTTGTACTTATGTAATACACTCGTTTGTTCATATGTGTTACCAGGAAGTATCCCCTTATCAATCATAAGCCAGTTATCCGCTACTGCAGAGTCTTCTCCGTTAGGCAGCATAAATAGATGGTTATAAATATCAACCGTAGTCATATCAACCAAGCTTGCTCCCCTAAGGTCTACGTACCTGTTATCTGTTGAAGTCGTGGGACCTACAAATTTCTGGATATATGCAGCTTTATTAGGGGACTGCGTTAATGCTGTCTCTCCTAATACTGATCCAGTAGCTAAAAACATTGGTTCCACATCCGTCCAACCAGGTAATATAGCTGTAATAGCTGTTGTTACGTTGTTTGTTATAGTCTGCGTAAGTGTTGTTTGTGTAGGATCTAACGTCCATGTGAATACACCCCCTACGTAATCCCCTTGTGCCCATCTCTGTACATCAGTAACAAAACGACGCATAGATCCGTATAACATACCAGACGTAGGAAGCTGAGCAAAAGATGCTACTGGCCCTAGTCTGTTATCTAGTGGTTGTTTTAGTTGAGGTTCTAGGTTATAATTTATTTCTACTGGCATAACTTTAATATTTTATTGTGAATGTTTTAGGTCCAGAAACTATCTGCGTATCGTAATTAAGTGTATACACTTGGTACCCTGTGGCTGTAGTTACTGTGAACATGTCTGATATAATCATTTCCATGCCATGGTTATCTACAATCCTCTTTATAGGAGCAACGCCAACGGGAGCAGCAAATATAATTCTTCCTACGGTAGCGCCGTTAGTTATTGTGTATGTTCCACCTAAAGGTCCCGCTTGTAATGTGTTTAATACAAATGATGATGGTAAAGGTAGTAAACCAAAACTAATAGAGGCTACAGATGTGATATAAATTACATCACTTATTGTAATATCTGGGTTACCCGCCGAAACTAAAAGCACAGAAGCTACTACGACGTACGTACCTCCAACTGAAGGAATATTTACAATATCATTAGTAACTGTGTTTATGGCATTTGTTGTAACAACAATACCCGATGTTACTGTCGTTACTGTGTGTGAGTCAATAGTGTACCCTGTTGGGAGGTTATATACCGAAGACGTAAAGTCAAAAGATACATCCGTGCCTGCCATTATGTTGGTACTACTTGGAGTAGTTAATACCACAGAAGCCGAGGTGCTCGTAGATGATGGTACTGAGGGTGATCCCCCAGTAGCAGCGCCTTGTTGAGCCACTAGCTCGCTTATTACTAAATCATATATGTTATTCTTCATGTGTATTAATTAAATGAATCTATTATTGTTGTTATTACCCCCTGCACCTTTACATGGTCGTACCCTTCGTACATAAACTTTACTCTTACTCCTTTATCTCTTACTCTTGCTCCCTCTACTGTTGCAACCTCGATATAAAGTTCATCTTCTATGTAGTCCATAGTTTGGTGTATTATACCGAATTCTATATGGTCGAAACCCCATGTTGTGGGAAGCTGTGTTGAGACAATGATACCTAAATTATTTAGAACCTCATTGTAGTACAGCCCGGAATCTAAAAAGCTAATTCCTATTATGTACGTCACCCCTAGGTGAACCACAAATCCTCCTGCGATACGCTCTGACTCCTCTTTGCTAATAGGTATCAGTCCATCTGTTGATACAGAGGTGAAACACGCCGCACCGTTTATAACCGATGTAGTTATATCACTACCCACTGACTGTAGTGGCTCATGGTAACGTTTCATTAGCTGAACAGTAGAGCTATTAGTGGTTGCGAATGATTCGAAGTCCACTAGCCCATCTGCTGTTGTGTACGTTACACGCCCCGGAAATGCGTAGTTTGTAATCGCCTGCATGTTAGTTATTATTTTCTGAACGTGCGGGTCAGCAGCTAGGATAAACTCAAAGATAAATTTACCTTGGTTTCCATAAACATGACACGTAGGAACTAAATCTGAGAAATGACTCCATACGTTGTTACCGTTTATCAGGTCAAACGAGTTTAGCTTATCCCCTATGTTGAACATAATACTGGGACTGTATGATAGTCTAGACACCCACGATGCTGTCGTCTTATTATAGTACACACTAGAATACTCCCCTTTAGTTTCTGCGCCTAATAAGTGTCTTATGACTCCTTTAGATACTGCAGGATTTAACGGATCCTCTCTTGAAATCGTGGAGAACGCCTCCTCATATGTATCTAACAGGATGGGCGTCTCAGGAACTGTGTAGAAAGAAAACACTACGTCGTTAAGAACTTTATCAAAGTTACCTACAACCTTAGGCTCCAGCCCGCCTAAAGCTTCCTTGTACTCACGTATAATAGTTGAGACGTTGAAGTCACTAATAATAGAGAATGCACCTTGAACTACGGCCCAGACTTTCCCGCTACTATAATCCATACCGTACAAAACGTCCCCTGTATTAACTATACTATATGGGTCTTTACTCCCGTAGTTATAACTAATTATATTTAGTTTCGATCCTAGAACCTGTGCGTCATCTATATAAACAGATGCGGATCCTCCATCACCTGTAACCATTGTTCTTTCGTTGAATGGTATAATACCAACCCCGTTGGTAAACACCACTATAACAGTATTACTAACCACCTCTAACTTAACTATCGATCCAAGCTCATCACCATAGTCTCTAAAGTTAAGCCCAGAAAAATCGCTGTAGCCATTTTTAAACTCTTTTGTTATATTTGCTTTTGATACAATAACTCTGTTTCTATATCTAGAATTACTTGTAGGGTCTGTTATATTGAACATGTGCTTCGGTAATCCTTCGTTGTACGTGTACCCAAAGTTTAATAACCTACTGTCCCCAGCCGCCTTACCTCTAAGGCTCGCAACAGACTCCATCGGGTGAAAACTTTTAGTCTTACCTGAATCCTCTTTATCCACGTCTACAAGTCTAGTGAAAATGTTAGCATTGTGCTCCGCAACCAGAGGAAACACAAAACCCTTATTTACACTTCCCGCATCTTCGTTCCCTGTATTGAATAGACTTGCATCCCCTTCTCCTGTTCCGGGCAGTCCTTTCTTTCTATAAGGCATTATACTGGCCTTACCTAGAAAGCAGTCGCCATCCAAAACTTTGATATCGGGTGATGTAACCCTACTCCACGAGAATCTCTTTGTGGCTTGCGTGTACGTGGTTCCAAATATACTCGACCCATACTTAGCTTTCCAAGCGGTCTCAGATAGTATTCCTTCTCTTCCGTTATATATTTTTGCTGTTACACCGAAATTAAACCCATCATGCATTCTCTTATTGAATCTCTGCATAGGTTTTGATGTAATAATTTTATTGGCTCTGTCTACTATAGTAGGATACAGATCCGAAACATGTTTAACAGTCGAAGGATATGATGCCACTAACGACGCATCATTACTAAGTGCAGCTAATAGTGGAGAGTATTGGTACCCAGTGAAGTTAACCCCTATGTAACTATTGAAGTTACACATAGATGTGTAAAATGATCCTCCAGTTTGCTTACCAGGTAATGATGCTTCTACGTGTACATTATTCTCTGCTACATCTAAAAAGTCTGTGAATGATAGCATATCAATATGCTCTAATGCACCTCTTTCGTAGTATAATGCTCTATCTGAAACAGAAGAGAAGTTACCAGGACCTGAAATCGTTCCATCACTGATCGAGGTTGCTGTAATATTGTATGGTACATCCCATGTAGGGCCTGAGTTTGTGCATTTGGTTTCAGTGAACTGTACCGGACCAGTAAATAACATCTCTGCGGGTATAACCCCAGGAGTATCTACGGATGCACTCCCATGTGTCATTGCTTCGTATGTGTATATAGTGGGAGACTCGTGGGTTCTCTTAAATGATGATGTCTTATTTAGTCCGTCCTTTAGCGTGTACTCCTTACCTGAGAGTACATCTTTTAGAACAATAGTCTCAGCACGTAGTTCCCATAACGTTATCTCGTGGTCTATCCCAGATGCGGCCGACCCGTCGATACCACTTGACTCCAACCCAGTCACGGATACAATATTATAATCGTCCCCGATACTTTTATGCAGCGTGTCAGAATCGTTAATACCTGCACTTCCATCCCCAGTTATAACAGAGGGGTCTGTAAATTTTATATCTAAATATGTTTCTATATCTTTGAAGTCAGGGTATATTGTTTCTTCCTTATATCGTACAGTACAATTAACTCGTATCATACCGAACGAAGCGCCGACAGCAGGTATAACCACGTATGCAGTCATCTTACCCACGGCCTTTATTTGTGTTCTACCATCACTGGGCGATCCTAGCTTATTCGCAAATGTGTGCACCGAGGTGTAGTTAAATATCTCCACAGTACCTCCGGTAGAATCGTTTATAGCGGATCCTCCAGCTTCTATATTCTTCATTACTACTGTATCCCCTAACGTCAGACCTACTTGTGTAGCATTTAACCTGGTATTAAGTTCTTCATCTAGTAGTAGTCCGTCACCGCTATAAAAGGCAAAATCCTCTCCTTTATTCTCATTGATATACAATGGCTTCGATACAACACCCTGCAACATAACAGATTTGTTAATATTATTGAGGTTGAATTGGGACTGCAGTGATACCTCCTGTATTCTACCTGGCGCGGGAAATGTGCTCCAACCAGAGTCTAGTCGTTCCAGGTGGTTAACATTCTTTCCTATCCCTTCACATACAGGATGTACGTTTTTATTTATACTGTGTAATATATTTAATTCAAATACCTCCCTACTTGTGCCTGTGTAGTGGTTTCCCTCTGATGATACACTCTGAGTACTAGACTCGTGGTACGTGTTGGTTAGCATACCTTGGACTATACAATCCCGAACTCTTAATCTTTTTACAATAAAAAATCCTGCCGTTTCTTCCTTGAACCAGGCAGATGCGAGTAAATTAGCTACGTTTACATGAAGATGTAGTAGTTCCCCGGTTTTTAGATCCGCATTAAGCAGCGACCTACCTTTTTTAGTTCTGAATATACCTAACCTGTTTTCGGTTGTTCCTGCTTTAAACCCGTCCAACTCATTTATTGTGTCGTACGTATACGTAGATCCGGCCACATTATCTATACCTCTTAATGGGAACGCGGGTGATTCCCCTCGACCACCAGATAATATACATACCATAGCAAGTTCGTACGTCTCTGAGGACCACACACCTAAGTTATAGTATAAGTTCATAGGGTCCCCATAACTCTCATCAGCGTCAACAACGTTTATACTAGATGATACCTGTGAAATACCAACACCGGCAATAAGGTCAGCCATTCGTCTGTAGTCCGTACTTGGTGATGAGATATTACCTAGAACCAATGTTTGGTCTATTTGTATTCCTGATGCCGACTCATTGAATGATGAGAATGAAAGATTTAACATCTCCAGATCCATATCCTGAAAATCTTCGTACCCTGTGATTACTAACTCTAAACTACTACTTATAATTGGGTATATTCTATTAATATGTTGCGCTACTACAGACTCGTTAACCTCTGAAGATACTTTGGTGATAGATACATCCAAGAATGAGTATCTAGTGTCTAAGAAGCTTAGCGCAAGTCTTATTGTCTTACCTGTGTTTTCTGTTGATGTTTGACCGAACCCATTAAAAACATGCACGGGTAAAGATGACTCTATAACATCTGTGGTGTTACCGTCTGTATCTGCGTACCTAACGTGGACTCTGTAAGACCCTCCAGGTAACGACCCTCCTGAACCTAATCCTAGGAATTCTAGGTTTGGTACCAAGTCTGTCTTTCTAATTAATTCTGTAAGAATAAATGATGATGCCGAGTACGTATTTCCATCCGTAACTTGATCTCTATCCCCTAAGGTAACCATACTGCCATTAATTCTCATACGACTGTTTATGATCCTAGTCGTGTTACTCTTATCTATAATAACTATATTAACTGTATCATCATAAGACGACTGTAACTCCAATTCCAGCCTGTGACCGAAATCTGCGAAGTTAAATTTATTTGTTCTGAATGGTAGTACTCTCTGCGCGTCTAAGGTCCCACTAACACTAAAGTTGTGTAATGGGCTGTACTTGTCCTCTAGAGGGGCTGTACCAGTTGTATTTAGTACATCCCAATCCGGCGATGGATATGTTCCTACCTCCCCTTGTAAAAAGGTACCGTCTGCGTTATATGTAGCTGATACGATGTATGCTATCTCATCTAACACCTTCACTCCGACAGGGGTGAATCCTTCAGTAAGTTTTACGCTTGTGTGAGCCCCTTTTTTATTATGTAATACGAGCTGATTGGATCCTTCGGTAATAAAAGCAGCATTAACTGCGTCCACTATTATCCCGGCTTGGTCCCCTAATTGGTTTATATCCGAGTTTAGTTTGTTGAATGTATTAGTTACTTTTTTCATTAATGTCTTTTTTACCTCGTTTTTTATTTCGCTTGCTCTGTTTTAGCTTCTCAATAGACCCCGCTTGTATAGAAGGGATATTGTAGAACATAACGTTACCCATATCAGATCGGTAGTAGACTACCTCACCATTTTTAATCTCCCTTAGAATCTTTTTTATAAAGTATGATATAATTCTGGTTACGGAGCTTCCTGTGAGTTCGGGGAACTTATTTCTTAGTGTGTGTCCTGATGTTACCATAGTATGAACAGCGTTAGACTCCATCGCATGACCGTTAACTCGACTAACCATAGCCATGTATAAATGTCTTGGGATCCTAATGTATATGTCATCCTCTCCTACACGACTCATCTTCATCACAGGCTCTAACCCTTTGGTCTCACCGTAGTTAACCCTACCTGAGAAACCCGGAATGTGTTTATCTCTTGTCGCTGTATTAGACGGGAGATCCCATCCTCGGTACACGCGACACGCGTTATGTTTTGATAACCCGGGCATAGCGAAAGCTCCTTTACCTAGAACTGCCATAGTTAGAATTTCCGTGAAACACTCACGAAAAACTTTCGAGGCCAATTCTTCATAAGCTCTCTCGCTATATACATCCCGTAGTGTATCTCTTTTAGATATGCCCCGCTTAACGTAAACTAAGTCTCCTATCGCACTCTTATTCTCTCGTACGATTTCAGCTAGCGACGTTTTAAGTCGGTTGTGCTTATCTAAGTATGTTGTCATATTTTGTAGCTTGAAAAGTAAACCTTTCTGTCATGTGATGTCATTACTGATAACACCCTGTTCATTTCATTCTGTGTAATATGTTCTGGTACCTTTGTCGCTGCCATAGCCACGTCTGATTTCATTTTAATCATAGGTAGTATCTGCATAGCAGCTGGGATGTGCTTGAATACATCTCTTTGTACATCCATATAAGCTAGCCTGTAAGCAATTGCCTCCGCCTCTTTCCTATATAATGATGGGTTACCATCCATATCAGTACAAAGTCCTTTATACCCTACGTGTAATACCTGACCTATATAGATTGGGTCTACTTTTATAGAGTACCTATCTCCTAGAGCCTCTAATGAATAAGGTATATATTCTCCCTCAGCTCTTGTTATTGTTCTTTGCTGGTGGTTGTACATCACGTTCATTCCTGATCTAGATATGAATCCTCTAACGTATGGATTACCTATACCCTGTATATCTAACCAGTCAATAGCATTGGTTTTTGAATCCCATTGATCGCCTGTACTAACGTACAAGATTATAGAAGCGTTACAAGGCAGTATAACTTTACAATCCGCCCCAACTAATGCTTTATGCATATATCGTGCTTTGTACGCGTTTCCGATTTCCTTATAAATGTTATACGCGTGTTCTATGTAGTCACCGTCCTGCATTTCGATATCAAAGTAACTTTTCAGAAGGTATCTCCCGTACATAAAGTCGTACATACCTAAGTGTGGTGCTTCTATATTCATCTTAGTCGTTTAATTGGTTATTCAGTGTGTCTAATCCTCCGTCTCTAAGCGCTGTTGCATTCGCAATGTGTAAGCACTTAATATGTTTCTCCACACCTTTTAGAGCTTCTTTGGTCATTATACATGATTCTTCATCTCTGATTGTACCCGAGATTTCCAAGATTTCGTGTAACATGTAGCCAAAACTCTTATCCAGGTCATTAGATTCAATCTCCTTGGCATCTTTACCTTCCTCTAGAGATACCTCTTGTTGAAGGTACTCTGACATAGTAGACAGATCTATAGTTGTTTTGTATAAGTCTACGCCCTTAGATACCCAGTAACCAGAGATCCCAGGGAATCCTTCCCTAGCGGCTACACAAGCAAACTGACGACACATATTAGATAGTGTTATCAACTTAGGTGATATTAGACTGATGAGGTTACCTTTTTTGGTATTTCCTTTATCTTCTGTTTCTTTTAATACTTCTTCGTAGCTCATAATGCAAATATAGTTATTATTTCTTTACTGTTGTGGTTGTTGTTGTGGTGCTGTCGGTTGTGTGATTAAACCATCCGCCTGTTGATTGGCTAATGGCATAACATTCAGGCTTCTATAGTACCTTATGTACTTTTCTGTTAGTGTATTAATAATCTGAAGTTGTATCGTAGGAGGTGCTGGGTACTCTGTCTCCTCTAGCGAGTATTCCGAGATTACCTGTGAGGGATTGTCATAAATCCCCACTACCTTCATAAATTTTAATCCTATGTACGCAGACATATTGAAGAGCCATATATCCGTAAGACCTGAGTTATCGTGACTACTCAAATCTACCCAAGCAAATGGCCTGTGTCTAGTTGTCATTCTTATTTCGTGATCACGAACCTCGCTCATCCCGTAATACACATCGATAGGATCCCTCAAGTCATTTGTACCTAAGTATAAAACAGGGGATCCTTTACCTAGCCTAGATAGTTTAGGCACACTTATAGAGGGTATAGAATCACCAGGTAAAAAGCATTCACAAGAAGCATTCATAGATCTACACTTAACAGGAACACTAGATTGTGTTTGTGCTAAACTGTTTAAATCTATTTTCTGATTTAGTGATAACGTGTATATTAGTTGTGCCCTGGTTAAGTCTATCTCGTCTATTAATTGAGCTATACTAAATTCCTGATCAGATATTGCACCAGATAGGCCATCCACTACGTGGTTCCTGATTGATGACGCTATTTCGTTGTGTGTCATAATATTTGTTATTGAACAGAGTTATTAATTGCTGCGTTAGTTTGTAGTCTTGGATCCGTGAAATTCTCCAGGATCAATGTAACAGCAACCTTAATGATTTCATTACATACGTACTGAGAATACTCCATCTCTTGAGATGTATCATTAGGTAAATCGCGTTGTGTTTTGGTAAGCTCTACTATACTCGGCTTCTTAAGGTACTCTAAAGATACTGAGGTCAAGGATGTCTTATTAGTCCCACCTACGAATACAATCATATCTCCTTGAGGTTCTGTACCTCCCATAAAACTATGGTAAGGTCTAGTGACATCCGGTTTTAAGTACGCATTGTTTAGAACGCCGTTACCAGCATTAGCTGTCAATCTTTTTGAAACGCTATTACTCTCGAACCCTCTTGGTACACATCGAGCAGATTTAGTGGTCTTTGATGTAGTGTGTACTCCCAGCGCGTGCCAGTAGTCACTAGGCAGCTTAAACCTTATATAATCAAAACCGTACTTCTTACCCATGGTAATAGGTACAGCCGTTTCTGTATAGTTTCCTGAGTAAGCCCCATTAGATCCTGCAGGTGTAAATAACGTATCATATGTCAGTGATATCATATCATCAGACAGTTGCTGGGTTGAAGCGAACAATTGATAGCGTCTATTAAACGATTCTTGAATAGCTTTATTTATTATGTAGTTAAAGTGCTCTAAATGTAGAGAGGGTGACTTTGTCTTTCTCTTCTCTGTTAGAATACTTGTGTAAACCTCTCTTAGTTTCATAATTAGTATTATTATATTCCCTACCTAGAGTGCCAGTATAATTGGTCAGATCCTCCAGGTTATTATAAATTATTTTTAATAAAAAAAGGGGTAGGAATAACCCCACCCCCACCTTTCAGTAATAACAAAAAGTATTAAGCTATAAACAATGCTGCTGTTGTAACAGATGTTGCTTGTAATTTAACTAGTGCTTCAGTTCTTTCGTTACCTACATAAACACCTAATTTAGTAGTTAATGGATCATTTGCTTCTACTAAGATAGCTAATTTAGCTATGTTGTGGATAGTTCCATTAGTTCCTAATTCGTTTTCATGTAAGAATAACGAGAATGCAGATGTGAACGGAGTTCCTGCTAAAGTAGAACCGTGATCTGGTGCTACGAAAGAATGGTTCTCATCATCATGACCTGCGATAGTAAACGAGATGTTTGTATAGTTACCTCTTAAGTCAACCATACTATCTACTGTATCAACACCAAAAATATCCGATGTTGCTGCTGTTGCCATTCTTACAGACTCCTGTAAAAATTTACCTTGACCACGTCCTTCGTAAGAATTAGTGTTAGCTGCACCACCGTTTAAAGGTAATTTAGCTTCGTATCCTAACGCAATTCCAGCTGTCATTCTTGTAAGAGTAACACCTTCTACTGTAGTATCTTCAAAACCTACTACTGACTCAACTAAGATATCAGATGTACTTGATCCTACTGCTACAGTTAATTCCATATCTGCATGGATAAATAACGCCTTGTGAGCTGCATAAGCTGCTGCTATTGCTGTTGCAATTGCTGGAAGAGTAACTGATGTTAATGGTGCTGTACCAAAAACCATACCTCTAGTCTGACCGCTGATACCAGCATGTTGTGACTGGTCTAATCTATCTCTTGTAGATCTTACCTGAATCTTAACTCCGATAGAGTCTCCAATTACAAGTCCTGTTGGTTTAACAGCCGTGAAGTTTTTAGACTCCTTAGATGCTACAACCGCTCTAGCTAATTTGATTGCTTTGATGTTTTTCAACGGGAACGTACCATAACCTGTAATAGCCATTGTATCTGTTAACGCTGTAGGTGCTGCAATTACTGCTCCTGCTGCATTGTAAAACAATACATCTGCACCTGTGTTTAAAACTCTAATTTTTTCTCCTGTACTAAATCCCATAATTAATTAAGTTGTGCCCTTCCTTTAAACCAGTATAAGAAAAGACGGTTTATTTTTTAAATAAAAGTAAGCTGGTGTCCTACTTGGTCCCAATAGTACTTAATTATTCCCGAGTATCAAAATTAAACGCACAAAAAATGCCCTAAAGAGTAATTCCTTAGGGCAACTTTAATTTATATTGTGGTTAACTATTTAATAGTCTCATCCTCTTCTTCACGTAGTTCTTCTAATGATACACCCATCTCACTAAGGTATCCAGCAACATCCAACTTCTTCATTGACCCTGTGTAACCCATACCGATCGCGTGCGCTTTCATATATGCATAACTAGGTTCAATTCCACCTTCAATAACATTAGCTGTAACTGGGGTAGCTTTTATTGGTTCTTTGTAGTACCCAGGATCTGCTTCCATCTCTAGTAATTCTAGAACATCTTCATTAGCTACTAAAAACGCTACTGCAGCACCTTCATTAGTACCTAAAACAAACTTAGAGAATCTTAGAACACCTGAGTCATCTTCAGTAATTTTACCGTCTCTTTTTGCTTTTAAATAAAGTAAGTTTATTTTCATAGACTTATCTCTATAAATATGTAGTATTTTCTTTGGTGTTTCGTCCGCAACAGAAAATAGATACTCCTTGATTACTTCTGGGCTTTCCTTAGACATGTCTAATCCTAAAAGTAATGCTCTATTAACATAGTTAGATGTAGGATCTGCAATGATTCTCCCTCTAGCTTCATGATTTAATTCTACGAGCTTATTAGATTTAGACGCTTCTATTCCTTCGATATGTACGTAGAAAGACGCTTTTGAACTCTGTGCTTCGTCTAATGACATTGCAACTTCTGGTGAGTGCTTAACCCAAGCCCAGTTTAATCTGTCCATAGCTTTAGATAGATCGAATATATGGCCATGACTTGCTTTGATCTTAGCATTGTGTACAGCCTCTTTAGGATCTGAACTCATCTTAACGTAGTGAGGTCTCCCCTTTTTCTCTTCTTCTGATAGGTTGGCAATACCTGCCCACCATGATGTAGTTCCATCCCAAGCAGGTTCTATCCAAACTTCTACCTCTTTATTAATACTTCTAAGCTCTATGATTTTATCACTCATAGTACCGTTTTCCATCTGTTCGATGTCATCTATATTGTTACCACGCATAATTAATATTTTTTGTTACCCTGCAATATTAATCATAATATATGAGTTAACAACAAAAAAGCCCTGGAAAACCAGGGCTTTAATATTAATTATATTTCTTTTATGATTAGAAAATAACAGCTTCCTCTAAGATAAATGCTGCATAAGGGTTAAAAATAACCGCTCCTGAGTATCCCATTAATCCGTAAGCACCACCGTGAGTCATTGATGAAACAACACCACTTGATTTACCGTTGTCTCCACCCATTCCGTGTAAGTTACCTGAAATTAAATCAGCTCCCTCTAACGTGAACATTGAAACATTTGGCGAACCTGTTACAGTATCAGCAGACGTATCTAAAAAGATTCCGTAAGCACCATTTGGTTTCCATGAAGATAATGATCTATCTGGCATGAAGTTTAATGTATTACCTTGGAATGTGTAAGAATTGAAGTCTCCACCAACTTTTACAGTATCTCCTGCAGCTTTCGAGTAGAAAGAAGCTCCTTCACCATTTGGCATGAAGTTTAATCCTGATCTCATTAATCTACCAACTAATGTGTAAAGTCTTTCGTTACAGATAACTGCGTAGATGTTTCCTTTAGATTTAGTCGATTGATCTCTCATAGACTGCATAACGTTATCAAAAATATCCGCTGTTAATACAGAGAACGAATATTTGTTACAACATCTTTCGATTTGTGTAATAACACCGTCTCCCATAGGGATATCTCTACCGTCTTCTTCTTGATCTAAACACTTACCATTGATATCGTAGTTAGTTTCAGAAAATAAACTTGAGTTCTCTCTAGTTTCTAAAAATGCATCTAAACACATTTTCTCTTTTTCATTTAATTTACAGTATGCATCTTTGTTCTTAAGATCATCTCCTTGTAATAAGTAAACATCTTGTAAGATAGCAGCAGAACCTGAATACTCAATCTCTTCTCTGTGAAGAGTTAAATAATTTCTGTGTAATTCTGTGTTAGTTGTATATCTTCTATACCCCTTAGTCGACATTTCTGGGTGATGATTAGAAATGTATCTAGTGCTTTTACCTTTAGCAGCAAAAGCTAAGTTAATACCTCTTGTAAGAGAGTTACCTGTAATAACTACAGTATAATCCCAAACCTTAGTAGTAAGCTTTACTGGCTTTCTAGTAACTCTTAACATTTGACCGTTCTCTAAAGCGAAAACATCATGCTTGTTAAAATATTTTTCTTCTAACTTAATAGAAACAGGTAGTTTCCCTACACCTGCACCAGAGATATCTCCAACAATCTTCACCCTTTTGATTTTATTCGGGTTAACTTTCCACTGCATACTCATAGAGTTGATAGGAGTGAATGAGTTAGGAGCTTGTTTTTTGTTATAGTATACATTGATCAACGCTTCTGTTAAAGTAGTAATTGATAAATGGTCATACATAGTAACCACTGTGTTTAACATGTGGGGCTTATTACCTAACATTGTCCCCATGTTTTGAATTGTAACTGTATCAGAAATATTCTGGTGGACAGTTGATTGGTCAATAATTCTCATATATTTATTATTTGTTTATTTTTCGGGTTTCCCCTTTTGTTTATACAATAAGTACTAAATTTTTTCTAGACTGCAAAATTATTTAGCGTGTAATTCTTCTAAAGTCATCTTTTTAGGTGAATTTGATACCGCTACTGGTACTTTAGTCCCCCTAGAGATATGTGTTTGTGGTGTTCCAGGAACTCCTCTTAACGCTGCTTTCTTTCCTGCCGTATATGCATCTGCTTCTCTCTTAATGTAGTAAGCCTCCATAGTATCGATAACTCCGGGGCCTTTGTTATACATCCAAGCAGCTGTAAATAATTTCTCCGGGTCTTTCATAGCCTCCATGAATGCTGATGTTCCACCCTCACCTACAGGAAGTATCTCACCTAAGATCTCCTCCTTCATCGAATCATCTAATTCCCATGAAGCAGCTGATGTCATATTATCCACAGCGGTAACAACATCAACCATCGCCTCGTTGGTAATGGCAGTCTCTTTATTGAAGTGGTCGTTCTTTCTCTCTAGAACAGATGCTTTTTGAGTAGATATGAACTTTTCTCTTACAGTCTTTACTACACTATCGTAAACAGATGTTTTCTTGAGTTCCTCTATCTCAGCGAAGATATCTTCATCTGATTTTGTAGCATCCGCTTCTACCATAGATATAAACATTATATCCTCCGGAGAGAGCGTCTGATAATCTGTCGCGTCATAATCACCCATAACCTTATCCATATCCGTTTTGGCTGTAGACCTGGCATCTGCTTGATCATTAATAAAATCCTCCGGGGTTTTACCACTCGCTTGGATATCTGCCATAAGTGCTTGGTACTCTTTAGGCACACTAGTATCGTCTACATTCTTAACTAGAGATGTAAGTACGTTGTATTTTGTTTCTTCATCTAACTCATCGAATGGTACACTTTGTACCTCCCCGTCAGGACCTGCAAGATCAATTAAACTCTCTCCTATACCGAAATCGGATAAGAACGAGTCCATACCATCTACTATGGAAGGTTCTCCGGGTACCGGGTCTACCACTGGTTCTGGTGTAGCCGCCGCTACAGGCGTCTCTACTACTGGATCAATGTTTTCTTGTGATGCGTGTAAATCGTCTAATGATTGCATAATTTTTTGTTTTTACTGTTATTACTGAAAGGTTAATATTATAAGTCGGACTCAACACTAGGTCTTAAGTGCATAGCTCCATCAATGTACGCCCCGTACCAAACAGCTTTCTGCCCTCCTAGTACTGTTACGGATGTATTTAGAGCCGGTAATGCACCTGCTGTGAATATGAACGTTGGTGTAAAGGTAAAGATTTTTGGTGATGTATTGTTAGAATTATCTAAAACTAACCAGTGAAGTGATCTATCTTCTGCGTTTATAGGCGCATTAAACGTCACGGGGATCGTATTACCTACAGGTACCACGTATTCCACTCTAGTGTGATCATACATTAAGTTTAGTGTAACTGAAGTGTTACCGTCTAGAATCATAACCCTTCTACTGTCCGTATCAGGGTCTTGAAATACTCTCATTGCGTCTTTATTCCCCGGTGTCTGACCTAGGATGTTGTTAATTATAGGCATATTATTGTATAAATGGTGTGTCTGCTGACACTGGTTTGTTATGGTAATCTGTTAAGTCTATAGGAGGTATACATCCATCGGCGCACTTAACACGACCTATTATTTTCTTCATACATCTCCTTAAAGATTCATTCTCAAGGGGACTACTATTATCGTCATTAGATAGTGACTCTACAATACCTGACAACATAACACTCGCGGTATATAGGTAATCTAGATCCGGGCTATTACCTTTGAAAGGCTCAAGCTTAGCTAGAGTACATTGGATACCCGCCACCACGCTGTTCGCGGTAAGGATATCCACTATATAATCATCTGTAAATCTTACTAACATTTTCCACCTGAATTACATTCTTTCATAACTAAGTCACATACGTCCCTAGCCGAGATAAGAATATTCGATGCATCATGGAACATACCAGAGTTAAACTGAGTCCAAGCACCTAAACGCTTCTGCATTAGTTTTATATACATACTTATCTTACTTTGTCTAAATGCCCCCGATTCACATTCGTTACAGTCTTTCAACAACTCGCTTCTAATAGCCTTGTTTATACCTATTGTAACTAAATGTTGGCTCTCAATAAACCATATAGGGTCGTCAACCATAGCTTGACCTAAATTCGTCTTCATCAAATCTTGCCATTCATCGAATGACGGCGATGCTTTCCAGTTAGTATCATCAGGTCTGGGAGTCAAATCAGGTCCAGATGTAGGTACTTGAATAGTTCCCCCAACACCCGTGATATTAATATAGAATTCCTCTTTTGCAGGCCAATACACAATATCACCTTTAGACGCTCCGTTTACTGGTGGGTTAGTGTATAACCATGTTTTAACAGCACACACGTAAGATGTGTACCATCCGTCTGTATATATCTTACTTCCCACTAAATTAGCCGGTGTAACCGCGAAATAGTGAGGGGCATGATGAAACGCCGTGTATGTGGACGTACCAGGAGTTAGCATTGAGCCAACACTTAAGTAGTTTTTAACTATCGTGTACCCGTGAGAGTGAATATAGTCGGCAGTTTGGTACTGGTCTATATCAGTAAAATCTTGGATCCCGTTAGGCATTGTGTACGTGCTAGGGTTATAAATCCATTCATTAGAGTTGTTGAACCCTGGGATCTGATTTATGTCTGGCCCATTACCCGACTCTATAATAACTGTCTCTAATAGTTTCCCTGTTGGGCAGCTCTTACCGTTATACGTAAGGAAAGTCTTTTTAACAATATCAGTACCTAGCTGGCCAGGTAGTATAGAGTAATTAAGATTATGATCTACTAGCGATAGGTTCCCCGCATCCGCGTCCCATGTTAGAGATGTAGTCTCCACTCCGGGCGTTACACGGTATACAGGATCTTTTAATCCTCCACTAGTGCTTACTGTTTCTACTGTTCTGATATCCATGTTAATCCTTTTTGTACTGGTTTATAAACCTTTTTATATTCTCTATTGATCCGAAATGCTTTATCCACACCCGGTTGAAGATCTGCTGCTCATTCACAGTCACAACAGTCTTACTGTTTAGTTTAATCTTGAATCGTTTCATTGTAATTCGTTTCTTATCTCCGCTGCCTTACCCGAACCTTCTTCCATCTGCTGTTCCTCAAGCTCAAGAAGCTTATCCGTCTTTTCAACATCAGCCGCTAGTTTATTATCATCTGTCTCTTTTCTATCGTTGTAGTGCTTTTCTTTGATATCAAGCATTCTCATCTTAACCTCGATCTCCTTAGATTTGAAGTCATCTCTTTGTTGTTCCAGCTGGTTTATCTTATTAGTAAGCTTAGTTATCTCTTCAGCTGTTGCCTCGCTTTGTTGGATAGACTGATCTACTTGTTGCTGTAATTGTGATGTTGTATCATTAAGTAGCCTTTGTGCTGTCGCACTGCCTTCTACCATATCAATTATAGCTTTAGGAGAATCCTCCATTATAATCTTAACCAATACATCCGACTCTATTAAATTGGACTGTATCAACTGAGGCACTGCCTCGGTGATCCTAAGTAGTTTCTTCTTATCTTCTGTGGAGTCTGTTACGTAAACATTAAAATCTGTATAACAAAAATCCTCCGCCCTGATGTCAAAATAGACTTGTGAGTCGCCTAGGATGTAATAACCACGCTTTCCCTTTTTATATGATATCTTAGCTGCGTTAATAAAGTCACCTATTGTGTGTTCCTGTACTTGTGTCATTAAACTAAATAAATCTTTAGTCATTAACGACACATTCCTTTGACCCATCTTAACGTTACTAACGGCATCTCTAACCTCAGTAGCTTGGTACATGAACCTATTTATACCTGAAAGAACATCTGCCTCTCGTTGTATACCCTCTAGTACCATCTCCAGCTGTTGTAGACTTGCACCGTCAAGTGAAGATGCATATGTCCCATATTGTTGAAACAATTCTGCCCCCGGCTCAGTAGGATCATAAAGTTCCATACCCTGCTTCTTGTAGAATTGGAATGCCATTAATCTTTCTGTAAATGTGTCTCCTAACGCTTTCGGTATAGCGGCCATATTTATTCTAGATCCACTCACACCTGCATTAGCTATAATGTTATCCCTAAAAAATCTTACAATGTCAGACATATCCTGACAATCTTTAAGTGCTAAAGCTGCTGAATAAGGGTTTCCCCCTCTAGCGCCATACTCAAAACCATTGTAAGATAGTGTACAGCTCCAAGGCATTCCCTCACTCCTAGATACGTTTTTACTCCTACCTAGGTTGATGTATACATCAGAATCTATACGGATACCTTCGTACCTGTCTAGTCTCGCGGCGGTATTCTTTACAGTACCTAAACCTGATCTATTCTTTTTATCGTACTCAGATACATTATCCTTGTCTTTATGTGTTATAGATTCTACCGTTTGGTAATCATCCTTATCTTCCTCGTTTACCTCTATGAAGTTGTTCGCTAGGAATTCTACATGATGCACAGCGTGCAGATGCTGTCCGGACGTTCCCTGACCTCCCTCTACTGCTGCATTACCTGTAACCCTAACACCTACTCGTTGTTGGTTTGCTCTAGATAATGATAACCTAGAACTAAGTGCTTCTTTATCTTGGTCACTTAAAGTGTGACCCCACTGACTTAGAACCTCTGATGTAGATAGATATTCGATATGAACAGCGGCTGTAGCGTTTGGTTTATTACCTGTAGATAAGAACTGCTCCCCCGTCTTTTTGTTAGAAAAGAAATTCTCTGGTCTAATCACTGTAAGCTCTGGATCCAACCCAACTCTCTCAACACCTATTTTATAATACCCCTCACCAGCCATTAAAACATCCATAAAGAATAGTTTCATTTTCTGTTTAAAGTTTATAGTTGTGTCAAGACGTAAGAATTTAATTAAACTTCCTGCTGCCTTATCAAATCCAGACATAAATCCTTTGTCTATTTCTGCATCGAACGCCGCGAGCTTTTTAGTTACACGCTCTGAGTATGTCTTGTTCCCTTCCTTGTCTTCTGTACCGTCTAATAGTGTTCCTTCTAACTCACTTAAGAAGAAGTCCATTTTCGCTGATACCTTCTCTGCTACCTTAGCGTCCTCCGAAATACCTATAGACTCGTTATCCGACACACTTAGTGCGTACGTGTAAGTCTCTTCTAATAGTATTCCCAGTAATATATCTATCCTAGGTTTTACCAAGGATACCATCTTCACAGATATGGGTGTAGAAATACCAAAAACCTCTTCTAGGTAATTGAATTCCTCTGAGTCCCTTATACCACTATACAGATTTCTCGCTGTATGTATGTGGGGTTTAGCTATAACTAAAGTATTTATGTAGTGATCTACATTGTTCTTCAGGTACGTAAAATCGTTCTTCTGTGCCTCAGTAAATTTAGTGTCGTCAGTATAATGACGTGTGCCGTTATGCTCGTTCATCTACAGATTACTTTTTAAATGTGAATAGCGCTTGGTGATCGTGCAGTACCTTAAGTCTGTCTGCAATTAAATCACCTGAGTAGGGGTCAAACGCGATGTTATCTCCTACAACTAGTTTAGTAACTTTCTCTCCTACAGACACAACAGTCCCTCTTTGGGTTGCTTGATCTCTCGGGTTCGCTGCTGAATCATCAAAAACACCGTCTCTTACAAGACCTTCTTCGTGTATTTCAATCAACACTCTATCCTCTGTAGGTTGAATTTCTTCCTTCTTCATATTGTAAATATCTTTTACTTTTGCTAATACCATAGGAGTTCTTAAAACTTTAGTTAAATAAGAATCTGTATCTATATGGTAACCAGAAAGTTGGTTTATAATAACCTGGTCTCCCGGGATATATGATTTATCGCCACAACTTAAGACACTTCCCATATAATAGGCTGAGTGTAACTTGTTAGCAACAGGCGCATCACCGATAATAACCCCACCTTCCTCAGTTGGAGTCTTAAGAATTTCTACTACTGTGTGATCGCCTAAAGCAACCACGGAATCTTTATTTATCGACATACGTTATAATTTTCTTGTTTTTACAATGATACTAAATATAAGGCAACTGGAGAAATATTTACTAAACATTCTCCCATGTCACTCCACCATGCTCATTAAATCGTTTAGCCATGTCAGATACCATGTTAGCTTTAGCGTCCTGAACACGTTTAATATTGTTAGGGATCTCTCCACGTCTTTTTATCCCGTTTTCATCTTTATATATACCGAATAATTTAAACCCAGACGCTGAGGTCTCCACTGGGGGTTTAGCTACAACAACTAAATCCTCATCTAGTAATTCACAAAGACCCATAGCTATGACTAAATCGGAGGGTGTTCTATTCTCTCTATTGTACGCCTGTAACTGTGTTAAGGCTTCTGGAAACCAAATGTCGCTACAATTATCATTTATGTAATCAGCTACTTTCTGATCTTGATAATCTATGATCCCTGATCCTGTGGTAGTACCTATCAATGTTGACGCTTTCTTCTTATCTGTTTTCGGTAGGTTTATAGCTGTTCTACGAGCGAATTTATGTAGAAACCCTTCGGATTCAAAGTATATTTTTATACCCACCTTAGTGAATTCCAGGTTTATCTGTGCATTAAAGTACATAGAAAGTTTTAGTGTATTCTCCCAGTCATCCCTAACGTTGTTAGATCTTTTATTATAAAGACCTACGTATATATTAGATGTTGTACTGAAATAACTTCCCTCTAGGAACCTCTTCTTAACCATAGCACAAAGCTCTGATCCTGTAGTAGAGTTGGTGGCCGCGGAAGAATCCGAGTTACCTTGATCTATACTATCACATCCTATAATGTACAGATTCTCTATTGGATTAGGGTATTTATCAGGGTTGGTCAACCATACAGGATGCTCCATTATCTTCATATCCCCCACGTTACTGTCCTCCCATTTAACTCCAAGTCTTTCTCCGTTAGGTCCTTTAACCCAAGTAAGAAACCCTCTAATAGGTTTAGACACTTCATCCTCAGTACCAAACTGTATTTTAGACTGCTGTGTAGCTATTTTATCTTGATCAAATATGTTTGATCCGTTTTGCATAAACATCTCTGTTGGATTAGTTGGGTACTCCTGTACTTCCCCCATATATGCAACGGCGTCTGATTTCACCGCTTTTCTTTTAGCTGCTGACGTTAGTAGTGATTTAGTGATGTCCGGTGTTCCTGTTCTCTCCCAATGACCCGCCATCTTAAGTTGTACTGGTATAAACGCACCACAACCACGATCACCCATCTCTGGCCAATCGTTTACCTTTAGTATATTGTACGCATCAGGGTTAGTGAATACATCACGAGCCTCGTCGTTATTAACAGACCCTCCTGTCCCAGTATATAGCACGGTACATTTTTTGTACGTACCTCCAATGAACCACGAACCCTTACTCCCGGCGATAACCCCTTTAAGATTACCTTTATGTGTTTTAGGTGGAAACGCTGCGAACTCCTCTATATGCTGAATATTTGGTCTACTACCTCTTGTTTTATCTGTACTCTTATCGTAAATAATTTTTTCTATAAGAGATTTATACCCTCGTTTCTTCTCATCACCGCTGGAATCTATAAACGTTTCACCAGATAGTTTCTTATCTCCTGTATCCGAAATTCTTTTATGTTTTAATGGGGGATGTTTCTCCTCTACAAGATCTAAACAATCCACCACTTTTCTCCATGCCTCATTGGTCATGTGTGAGTCTGTACTCGTCACTAACGTGTGAGTCTTCTTAAATATTCTGTAATATTGGTCTATGATAGATATAATCGCGTACGACTTACCTATACCCCTGGAACCCATTAGAGCAAAATCCTTTCCTGTTAATATAGCTTTATAGATCAAATCAAATATGTACCTGTCTATTGTGCAGTACGTTGGACTTCCCATAATTTCACCTAAAGGCTTTCCGTTTTTATCCGATTTGATAACAGGGAAAACGAATAGATTAAGCCAGTACATGTAGAGCGGATTATAATACTCGTCATCTATCCACACACCGTGCTTGCAGTACTTAAGTATTTCCTTGTAAAAATCAAGCATCTCCTCAGAGTGCTCATCAACATTAGGTCTATCGGCCCAGGCGCGTAGCTTTTTAGGTAATTTCCTGAACACCAGGTAATCAGCAAGTCTTACTTCCTCTTCTCCAGTCCATACGCCGGTTAAGCGCTCCGAACTATTAGTTACGTCGAAGGTATCATTATATACTCTACCATTCTCACGCTTTAAAAAGTCTAGGTCAAACCTGTCGTACTTATTTACCGCTCTTATAGTATACTTTCTTTTGGGCCCGTTTAAGGTTTCCCCAATCGTTTCGTCCAATTTACTCATCTTTATCCTCCTCATTAAAATGACCTGACTCTATAGCAGAAGAAGATCTTCCACCTCTAATACGTCCTGCGCCCTGTATTTGGCTCGCTGTCTTAATAGATGCTAGTTTGTACGTGGCGTATTTATTTATTTGTGCTGCGAAACTATCTAGTATCTTATCATTAGATACAAACTTCTCTATAGCCCCCGTTTCATCAACTACAGTATGAATAACCGGTTTAGTTCGTGCTAATAGAGCTCTAATCTCATCTATTTTATCATCGAACGTATTTCCTCCTCTTTCTACAGCGGTTTCATTGAAAAAGTTGTAAGCATTGAATCCTTCATGAATATGTTCCACCTCTTCTTTGGTGAAAACATTATTTTTCCCAAAGACCCTGTTTTCTGATTTCTTCTCTTTGATCAGGAAGTCTACATTAGAGTACGGATTATCTGTGGATAACTCACAGCAGTAGAATATATGTAATAACATGTCCATACCACGACCCCCAGGATACTTGTCCAAGATACTAGTGAACTCCTTCATAAGTACTACGGATTTATCAAGTACTATTTTACCTCTGCTTAATGTAAACTTTAACATATGTGTATATTAGTGATTCCGCCAAAGGTAATCATAATATTAATAAAAAGCAAAGAGGGCCGTTAAGCCCTCCTGATATTATTTTTGTGTCATAGCCTTACCGGATCCGGTAGCCAATGTAACGCCTACTATAGCTTTGTATATATTGGGGTTACTCATACTGAATTTACCATTGTTCCCAAGCATGGATTTTGGTATATTGGAGTAAGGTGCTACCTGTATCTCTCCGGTTGCAAGAAAATCCCTCCCAGGTTGAATACTACCATTACCTCTATGTTTACCCAATGCTGCCTCTAATTTTCTATGATCTTGGAATATCTGTTCCTGAAGCTGTCTACGCTGTACTTCTGGTAATCTAACCTCCTTTGCCGTCTTGTTCATAAAGCTAAGTTTCTTGTGCATGTACTCCTGTAATTGTAGCCCATCTACTTGTTTAGTATTAGAGTTGTGGTATAAGGAATATAGTGTGCTTTCTGGGTTATATTTGCTCTTTTGCATATATACTCCTGCGTATGACCTCTCAGGAGAGGAGTATACACCCCTACCTAGTAGTTCACCTCGTGGCGCTGTGGGATCTGTATGTAAGCCTGTTTGGTGAGTAAACGAATCAAATTTATTTTTGGATCCATGGAAGTTAGTCTGTATATTACCTTTAGCATCACGAACAGGGTTGGGGAAGGCTTTAGCAAAATTTCTACTTCTCTGCTCAACAAACTGTGCTTTAATCGCCTCACTAGGGGACATTGTTACCCCATGCGAACTTAGATCCTCAATAGTAGGGCTACTGCCTTTAAATGTACTACCATCAGCGTTCTTCATCCAGGTACCATCAGCCTTAGCAACAGCCTCGATCTCTCCGTACTCCCTAAGTAATGGTTTGTCGTTTAAGATCTCTTTATTCCATTTACCCCAATCTAGTGAGGTTTCTGGTATCTCTGATCCCTTAGGCAGTGACTTATACTTGCTGGAAGGTTTATAATCTGTCACATCTTTATACCACTTATTCCACTCTGGTAATGTTTGTGGGGGTGTTTTTACAGCCTTAGGCGTTAACATCCCTCGTCTACGCTTTAGTAAGTCATAGTATGGGTTTTTTGCTACAAACTCAGGTGTTAGGTGTCTGGGGGTACTACTTTTAACTACACCTTTAACGCTATTTAAGGGCGCCTTTACGTCGCGGACAAACTTCAGGTTATCATAATAAGCCTTTTGATTTCTTAGCTTCTTTGTTAAGAACCCTGGTACTGCATCTACAGCCTCATCTAATGCGATGTCTTTGACTGTCTCTTTAGCTAACTTATTCCTATACGCTTTAGCAATTATAGCTTTACGACTTCTATTAGCTATTACCTTCCACGCTGTGCTCGCAAGTGCTGCAGGAGGCACAAAGGGTATTGCACCCATTAAATTTACTACACCCCCTACGACATCCCCCTCTTTAAACGAATCGTGAGATTTAAACCCATGATCAGCCCAAGAATAGGGGTTTATCACCTCTAGTACACTAGTAAGCATATTGTCCTCATCAACAAGTCCAGAGTATTGTAAGGGGTTAGCCCACTTATGTAATCTAGTTCTTTGTCTTTGATACTCAGTTAGTGGTGCGCCGGGGTTACTCATAATCGGTGTAACCATATTATTTCCATCCTCAACCATCTTTTGTCTGGCTTTCTCTTTGGCCTCCTTAGCAGTCATCTTCTTTATAATAGAAGGTTTAACTACGTGAGTACTCTCAGATCTGTTAAGTTGAGGGTCGTCCAGTTCTGGGGTATATTTTATTGTGGGTATACTGCGAATATCTGTAGGTACCTTAACTCTAGCCTCCTCTTTGATATACGCGTGAGACGCAGATGTTAAGGGAGTCAATCTTGGTTTATACCTCTGCTGAGTTCCCAAAGGGGTGACTACAGCAGTTTTAGGTTTAACTGGCTCTACTACTTGGTACGTCTGTATATTTCGTTGTTTCATAGTAATTTTGATATGGGATATAAAACAGGGGCCGAAACCCCTGTATTAAACAATCTAACTTATACGTTTACTCATCACCTCTTTGGTAGTAGCGTTCTTGCGCTTCTTTCATCGCAAGTTTCTCCGCTTGGATGGCTTGGTAATTCAAGGCTGCGTTCCCGCTTAGGTATCTCATCCCATTTCTCTTAGATCCTCCTGCGTAATCCGCCGGTACTACTTGGTAACTAGGTACAGGTACTCCCTTTCCTTCCCATTCTCCACGACCTATATTGGCGTGCCTCATATTTTGCTCTAATTCGTAGTTGTTTGCGTACGTACCTGTGTAGTTTTTTACACCAAACCTTGTAGCCAATGCAGGTAAGTCTCTACCACCCTCTACTGTTCCATACTGATCCGTGATATATTTTCCTATACGTTCTTCGCCTCTTAGTCTATAAGCCTCTGCTTTTGCTGCCTTCTCTTCCATTGTTAATACAGGCTGTTTACGTTTATAAGCCGCTATCTTTGCGTCTCTTTTTGCTGCTCCGGCTACTCTTGCTGCTTCTATCTGTTCTGCTGTTAATAAATCAGGAGTTCCCCCTATTTGGTACATTGCTATCTTTCTTGTTTTCATACTTTTTATGTTTACTGTTTGTTATTACTTATTTGTTATTGCTCTTAATAATATTTTTCTGCTTTCTGTACGTCGTTTCATAGGTTGTTTAACACCGTTTTTGTCCTTGTACGTGGTTCTTACTTGATTTGTTGCGTTTTCCCACTCCCCTTTAGATAATAATTGGATCAAAGTTTTAAACGCACTCACAGTACCTACATTAAATGCTATATCAGCTAGAACAGATTTAGCTCCTCCTGGAAGGTCTTTATATGGTATAGCGCTAGCGTTTCCAGCAGTTTGCTTATTATATGTCGCCTCTGATTTTGCTAGGAACTTCGCCCAATCTTTTCTTGCTAACTCATATACATCCTTATCAGACATGTTCTGATACTTAGCTATAACGTCAGCCTTCTCTGCTGCATTATACTTATGCATATCTTTAGAGCTGATCAACTGGTGACCAAACCCAACATCTAAACTACCTGCCTTTGTCTCGTACGCATTCCAAGTACCATTCTTTCTGCCCGTTAAAGATGATGTCTCCTGGAACAATGTATTCCTAAACGCGTCATCTGTAGTTGAGTTTAAACCCAATCCTTTCGGCTCACGGAATGAATTCATTAAAGCGGATGCATAATCCCCTTCCCCTGTGTATATTGTACCATCCATAAGCTTAGCACCTAGTGCTCTTGCCTGTTCCTTTAACTTAGTAGTTGCAGGATCCAACACTTCAACAGTACGTGACATATTCTTAGCCTTAACCTTATCAGGGATATTCTCGATCTCCACATCTTCCTCTAGGTCTTCCTCGTCTATAAGTGTGACAGGTGCATGGATTACTTCCACTGCTTCCTTAGACTCTACCTCCGGTTCAGCGTCAGTTGTTTCTGCCTCCGCGTCGTCCTCTATATAGAAATTCTTAGCTCCTGCTATAGTTAGTCCCATATCATGTCTTGCCCTTGCTTTTCTAACTAATGGATTATGAAGGATTCCGTTCCCTCCATACTCTGAATTATGTAGTTGTGCACTAACAGACAAACCATTAGGATCAACAGCTCCAAACTCACCAGTACTATCATCGATAGTGTACCTAGCACCACTCTTCTGAACCGTATCGATCCCATCCAAACTCGCTAAAGTCAGAGTACCTCTACGAGTATACGCCTCCTTGTCAACATCATACATAGTCTCATCCTCTCTTAAAGAGTTTCTATATGCCTCAACATCGATATTTCTAACCTTTTTCTTCATGTATATTGTATTTTATACTTATCCCACTTTGTTTCTGCTTCCTCAACTGGTGACACCTTCCTTCTATACTTATCACGTATATTCTCTGGCTGCTCCCTCTGCTGACTCTTCACACCCATATTTACTTTAGGTGCATCAGAATATGTCTCCATACGCCCATCATTCAATTTGTGTAGATCGTTTAAATTCATCAAGCAAATGTACTTAAATTAATCTTAATATCAAATAAGTTAGTAATTTCAGGATACACGTCACCTATAACCCCTGCAGTATAGCAGGTGAGGCATCACATAACCTTTAATATAGAATACAAAAGCCTCTAACTTTCATACACTGTAATAAGTATATAACATGAGCTCTGATCTAAAGCATTTGTGCCCCTGACCTGTACAACACAGGTATATAGTCTCGATAGCACAGACATATATTTCTCACTCTACAATTATTCAGTTTTCGGCATCAGCCTTATCTGCAGGTGCTGAGTCATTAGGTGTAAATGATACTCAGTCTTATTATCGTAGTCTTTAAATCAGTAAATAATAGAGAGGCTTTTATCCAGTGTTTTATACGGACTTACTGTAGATCCTACCTCCCTAATGTCCCTCACACACCCATAAACAGGCATAAGTAGTCAAACTACTCCCCAGGGTGAGGCATCCCAGGTAGCTTACCATATCTGATAGCTGGGCAAATGTAGACAATATATTTATAGTTAAGCAAAAATTTTTATTTTTTTTTACGCAGAAAATAATTTTATTTTTGTGATAGGCATAAAGGGGCACATAGTTGAGACACCCCCCTATGTTTTTCTTGGGGAACGACACCACTTTTTCATAATTCCTCCTGGAGAATTGACACCATTCCATTGCCATGTTTAATTTTACTTGTATTCAGTCGGTGATGACTCGCTTTGTATCTGCTACTTGTACTATACTTACTCCTGGTATTAATATATTTGAGACGAGCATGGCTGAACATACTGATTCAACATCCTATCATATAATAATATCTACCCACTAAGTACCCACCCCCCTTAATATTTAATTTAAACTAAACAAAATATACGATCATGAAAAACATTACAATTAGTACTCGCCCCTTCTCTGCATTAACTTCTACAAACGTGGTAGCTACTGCTATACTATCTGCATCAGACGTACAAAATCCTGACATGTACACAGAGGTTTTGACTTCTTATATAGTAACATCTCTATTCCCTAATACTCCTATTGACTTAGCTCTTGACAGAGCTATCGATATGCAGGATGCTCATATGTACATAGACGCTTGCAACTCTACTAATGCTATAAACATATACCGTGAGCTGTATAAATGTGAGTACGACTATGCAGTATAATATGATGTCCAATTAACATTACTTCCCCTCGCTGCGCTCGGCACTGAGGGTTTGCTTGACTAATGACACCACAGATGGCCCTGTTTAAATTTACTAGAACACATTAATAGGTTGTGGCTTACCACTATATATTATGAAACATTCAAGAGAAGTACTAGTCGCCGTAGTAACCGCGGACGATTTAGCAGTGTATAAGTATGGTTACGGACTTGATAAGTCACAAGAATATTGGTGGGAAGACGCTCAAAAGGATGAGCTATGTCCCCTAGATATGGGCACTGAGTATACTGTGTTAGGTATATCAGTATCGGATACAGGTACCAAGGTAACCCTAGAAGGATACGCTGAACCCGTTAGTCTAGAGCACCTTCATATAGTTAAGCGTGATATGGAACGTAGGTCGCGTGAGGCTTATAGTTCTATAGACGTGGCTACTATAACAGCTGAACTATCCAAGACACAAGGAAGTCTATTAGAAGTGTGGGATATCCTGGATACCAACAGGTACAAAGACTTTAGTAATGGTCTACTATCTGAATCTGTGATAGGTTTAGATATACCTAGTATCCCAATCAATACACTACTATGTACGTCTCCGTTCATTAACGAGCTATACATTTAATATCGAAACACAGGTCACACTGTGTCTAACGCGTTGGCAAACGTTACTGATGAGATGCCACTAAACGGTCATGTACGTACCATGAACAATCAAATGAAACTATTAATCAGATTATTATCAGCCTGGTCTATCTATGTATTCACGTACATAATGACATACAAAGGAGAGGACTCAATACTACTAGCATTACTGTTACTATGTACTATACTCTACTCTGTGCTAGCCGTACGTAAACATGCCGTACAAACTAGACCTAGACCTCAAAGCATGAAGAACAAATGGTACCCTAAATTGTAAGATATGAAAAGGTATCAGTTAAAAGTTACGAGAGACGGTCTTTCGATAACAGTAATACAGCATGCTGAAACGCACTGGCATGCTGTAGCCTTAACCCAAGGTAAATATGTAGGTGCAGTAGTAGAACTAATAAAACGATAAACGTTATGGGATTTCAAATAAGAGATGCAAAAGGTGAAGCAATAGCTATCAACACCTTAGACAAAGAGATAGCAGTACTATGGGGAGTTGAATATCACCCCAAGAACTATGCGGTAGAAAACAGCAGGGATCACTACCCTGATACTGTGAATGGTAGTATAGATTACGCTGATCAACCTAATTGGTATGATAAGATAGGGTATAAAATCCACTCTCAAGGACTATCAATCCAAGGGGTAATCAATGACTACAAGGAAGTTATGGTAGATCACCTGGGTAAGAAGTACAAAGACGGGTCTGTTATTACACTCGAGTCTATCTACCCAAAGGTCATGTTGTTACTAAACACATGGTTGAATAAAGGATACACGGCACATCAAGTGGATTAACATCAGTACCCCGTGGGATATACTCACGGGTTTTCTTTAAGTACAAAAAGGTGGTGGCTAACACTAAAGATATCATGAGCAAGAGAAAAAGAATGAGTACAGAGGCTACATTAGTAGCAAAGACTTACAACCCAAAGAAAAGAGTATCAGTTCCTAACCCTGTAAAGAAACTGATAGATGCTCAAGTACAGGATAGAATCGATAGAGTGACTGCACACGCGGATAAGGTAGAACACCTTAAAGATGTATTCTTCTTCAATGGTAGGATAAGATCCATACTAAGACGTGAGCACTTAGTCTTATTCCCTTCTCACTAGGCTTGAAGTATACCCCTCGCTGCGCTCGGTAGTGAGGTTATTGAGGCGATCGACACCATGTTGTAGCCCTGTTTAAATTTACTTGGATTATGTCTCATCCCAAGTATCTTATCATCGAGACTTATTAAACCTTATAGGTCGTGACTTACCACGAAAATTCGCTATGGCAAAATTAACTTTAAGTGCAGGATTTAGTTCAGAACAAATCCTTTCAGCTACTCCTTCTACATCGGTAAAAGGAACAACTTTTGATGCTCAAGAATCGTTATCATTCTTAAGAGCTACCTCTGAAACAAGAGGCGAAGGTACTAATGCTTATGAAGTGTTAGAGACTGAGTACCTTTC